ATAATAGTATTATTTTAGTTGGATCATTCGATAAATTAGTCCGTGATGGTCAGCCGGACTTAATCTGTAGCAATATCGTTCATATGAATTGCACAAATGATCAAGCTATAGAAATGGAAAACATACCTTCTTCGAATATGGGGACGGCGCTTGGGTTGGCTGGGTTGGGTCCTCAAGGTTTTTGTAGTAAGGTAATTCAGGTGACCGGAGGTGGAGCTAATGAGTTATGGATTTTTGGTCGATTTTCTTTAGTTCTAACTGCAGGAGTATCGCCTATTCCAAGTGCCGGATATATGAGCATGATGATCTATAATTTAACAACAAGTCAGTATGACCCACCAGCAAGCGTCACAAATGGATTTGGAGCTCAGTTGGCGGGTGCGCCGGCAATCATTAATGATGCTGTATGGGACGGTCAGCGATTAACAATAGTGGGTCAGTTCGATAATTTGAAAACCGAAACTGGTGGCGATTTTCCAGTTCCTCCAAATGCTACAGGTGTAGCAGTTTATGATTTAGCGTTGCTTCCAGGTCCTAATTTATGGGCTGGAACGCCAACTGGATCCCCGCAACCATTTCTACAGGGAACATGCTGTAGAAGTATTGTATCACAGGGAGCAAATAACATTATGCTTTGCGGTAATTCTGGTATTCCTGTTATTCTCAACTCGGTTTCCAAAGCCACAAATAACGCAACAGGAACTTATCCAAGCCCTGTAATACCCTTTACCTTTAATTGTATAACATCAGGAACCGTAGATATAGGAGCAGGAGCAAACCCGTATGATTTTGTTCTATACCAAGATGCTACTAATTTAGCGTGTTATTGTTATTATTTTTCGGCTCCAAACGGAACAGTCGGAACAATCTTACCGCCAACTCCAACTGGATTTGTCCCTGATACAACTGGTGGTGTTGTAGCGAATTGCGGTATATATATTTATGATGATACTGCTTTGGGTCAGATTTCAGTTCGTGTTGGAGCAAAAGATTCTATTTATCAATATGATCCATCAACTCACGGATCAATAGTATTCACTTTACCTCTGCCGTATGGTTTTTTCTTTGACGGCACTCTTTATCATACAGCAACATTTACCGCAACGAACGGAGGACATGAGAGTCAATCGTATATAGCAAATCAAGGAAAGAATGCGTGGATTCAGATCGGGGGGAAAACAAACGGACTAACTTATTCATAAATAAAAACGAAAGTATTTTAGCAAAATCTCGAAAATAATTATCTATTGTAATATTATAAAACACGAATTAAATGTCTCTTTCTTCAGCATCTTCATTTTCAATCGCCGGAACCGGCGTTAAACAGCAAGGAACTCTCACATTCGTCGCCGGTCAGACATGCACAGTCCCTGTTCCTCAGATTACAGCTACAGATGTCGTGCTTCTCCGTGTCGCCACAATCACCGCACGCACCAACCCTGATCTTGGTCTTGATAATCAATTCACAGTTGCTGTCACAGCAGGAACAGGTTTTACCGCTGTTGGTCTCGATACCGCTTACGCCGGAACTGTTGCCTATGTCGTTCTCGCAAACGGTCTCCCTGATGTGAATATCACCTCCGCTTAAAACCTTTAGACATGTAGGGTATGTAGGGAGTGTAGGGTTGGAGGTATATTTAACACGATATTAGGACGATCACTCGTATCCATATTTTATAATCGATCTTATAAAATATTGATAAAAATGTCCCAAACCCTACACACCCTACACACCCTACACTACGTATATGGATTATTACCGTTATATAATAGATTATTACTGTTATAATATAGAAATACAGTAAAAATCTAACTGTTTTACATTATGATAAGTAAAAATAAATTTATTATTCCTGTAATAACCTATTTTGAGTAGATTTTTACGAGATTATTTGGATTATTACGCAGATTTATCGAAAAAAGGATTATTACATGAATTATTTAGGCAAATGTATAAGTTTTTTATATAAACATATGGTATAGACAAAGATGACCCAGCCAACCCAGATATATTATGACCTCTCAGTCGTAAATAACATTCAGCCATCAAACACACAGTCACAAACATCACAGCAAAACCGTCTGACATTTACTGAAGTTCGTAGTAGTCCTATTTTAGACAATCCCTCTGACTACTTTCTCTCGATCGTTCGCTTTAGTTTAGACACAGCTGGAGGCATGCCTCTATTTGTTCCTCAGATTGATCTACAGCAACCCATACCTCAACCTAACGAAACATCATACTTTGTGAGTGTGGAATACAACCCACAATCAGCACCCGCCAACCGCCTCATATCAAAGAAGAGAGTCATATATGTTCCCCAATCGAACATTTATCTACCCCCTGTTCCACCCCTAACTATTGAGAAGATCACGCAACCTTACTACTGGTTGAATACTTTTCAGGCGTTTATCTGTATGATAAACAAGGCACTCGAAGATGCTGTTGCTGACGTTGTCACTCAAGCAACCGCCGGTGGTATTACTCTTCCTGCGGGTTGGGCAACAGCAGTCCCCTATTTGTTGTGGGACAATCAAAGATCTATAGCAACTTTAGTAGCCCAAACGCCAATATATGAACAGGATTGTTTAGCAGGAACAACGCCACAAGCAGGTAGTGCTACTGGATTCATATACTTCAATACAGCGCTTTACCAACTCTTTAGCTCTTTTCAGGCATATCACAACTATACATATTTACCAAATCCTCCAACAGCGAATGATGGCGAGGCGAACTACTTAATTAAGGTGTTTAATAAATATGGAGGCGCTGGAGACAATTATGTAGCTCTGAATGCTACAACCGGTCCTATATACAACGCCTTATATATGGAACAGACATACTCGACCGGTGCTACTCTTTCTCCAATCCAATCACTCATCTTCACTTCATCACTTGTTCCAGTTCTACCACAATTAACAAGCATTCCAAGAGTTTTATCTGGTCAAAATGGCGATTCTGGCCAGAATGATAACTTAAGCAACGAAATTACAGATTTAGTCGTTAATTTAGAAACAGGAACTGAATATTTCCCAAGCGTTCTTTATTTACCAACGGCTGAATATCGATTGATCGATTTACAGAGCAATAGTCCGCTTTACGGCATTCAAATTAGCGTTGCGTGGAAAGATGTTTATGGAATCACTCATGATTTCTATTTACAAAACGGGGCGAACTGTTCTCTGAAGATATTATTTAGAAAAAAGGATCAGGGAGTTTATTAAAACAATTTTAGGAAATAAAGCGATAAATACATTTTTTTTTATCTTTGTATAACTTATAAACAAAGATAAATATGGCTTCAGCTGACTTCGACAAGATTTGCGTCCAAGACGATCTCCTTTTGACTTCCGATAAGGTTCGTTACGCTGTGTTCAAAGGGGCTCAGAACATTACCCCTTCTCAATACAACGCTATTTCTACAAGCACTTCCAGTATTACATATAATGTTCAATTGCCCAGCGAGAGCACGGTATTTAGCAGACGCATTATGGTCGAGACAGATATGACTGTTTCTTTTTCTGCGACACCAACGGCTTCTATGCCTGTCGGTCAAACTGTGGTCAATTTAGGATACGCTTCTGCTCTTGGCCCCTTCCCCTTTCACTCATGCTGTAACACTATTCAGGCAACTATCAACAACAACACCGTTTCTCAGAACCAGCGTGATATTCAGTTTCAGTTGCTTCGTTTTGGTGACCGTCGTGAAGTTGCTCGTTACAACAACGCCACCCCCACTCAGTATGACTCTTACTACTCTTACACCGACGCTCTTGGTGCGAACAACAACCCCAACTCTGCTTGGAACGACAACGCTCTCGATCAGGACTTTCAGGGTCGAGGTGGTTTCCGTGTTATTGCTATTACCGGCAATACTCCTAAGGCAGGTGCTGGCGATACTGCCGTCCGAAACATCACTATTCGTTTCTTGACTCGGGAGCCGATCATGATGTCTCCTTTCCTCTGGGCTGATCCTGAGCGTAACAACTGTGGGCTGTATGGCGTGCAGACCTTGAATTTCGTGTTTAATTTGG